CGCACTTATCTACAAACATACGATAACACAGTATCAAAGTATGTTCCCTTAGACCTTTTTCCTGACCAAGTTAGTCTTATTGAAGACTACGATAATTTCAATGAAAATATTGCATTGAAGTATCGTCAGGCAGGTGTATCTACGGTTACTGCGGCTTGGGCATCTAAAAAGTTAGTTTTTGCTAAAAAACAAAAACCTGAAAAAATTCTAATTATTGCCAATAAGTTAGATACATCTGTCGAGATGGCTAACAAAATTAGAAACTTTACAGAACAATGGCCATCATGGGTGGGTGTTGGATTTTCACCTGACAAAAACTCCCAAAGACATTTTAAACTTACCAACGACTGCGAAGTTAAGGCAGTTGCAACATCAAAGGATGCCTTGAGAGGTTATACCCCAACTATCCTTGTTTTCGATGAAGCTGCGTTCATTGAGGCTGACGGAGATTTCTGGTCGGCGTGTATGGCTTCATTATCTACGGGTGGTAAGGTTATTGTTGTGTCTACACCAAATGGGTACGACCCAATTTATTATGAAATCTATGACCAAGCATTAAGAAACATGAATGACTTCAAAGTTTCTGAAATGTTTTGGTACCGTGACCCAAGATATACAAAAGATTTGTATATGGTTAATACAAATGATTTAGTCCACTTTTTATTGAATAGAGAAGATTATCCAGAGGATACTGTAGTTGATTTATCGATTGAGAATCCATATGAAAGAGACCACGCAGTTACAACAGATTATATCAACAAAGGATATAAACCATGTTCGGCTTGGTTTGAGGGGATGGTCAAAAAATTAAAGTTTGATAGAAGAAAAGTGGCTCAGGAGTTGGAATGTAACTTCTTGGGTTCGGGTGATAACGTATTTGATTCTGAATTAATGCAGAACATCTCCAAAAACCAATTAAGAGAACCATTAGCCAAAATGATGGGTGGTTCTTTGTGGATTTTTAAAGAACCCGAGAACGGTCACAAGTATGTTATGGGTGTAGACGTATCCAGGGGTGATTCTGAGGACTTTAGTTGTATTCAGATAATCGACTTCGATACAAGGGAACAAGTCCTTGAATATGTCGGAAAAGTCCCACCAGACATCACTGCGGAGATTGCCTACAAGTGGGGAAGTATGTATACCGCATACTGTGTTGTGGATTTGACGGGTGGAATGGGTGTAGCAACCGCAAGAAAAATGCAAGAGATGGGATATCAAGGGGGTATGTATGTTGATAATGTTGATACAAGTAACAAGTGGAAATACGACCCTAAATTAAATGAAAAAATACCCGGTATCAATTTTAATAATAAAAGAGTTCAAATAATTGCCTCATTAGAGGAAGCTGCGAGACATGATTTTAAAATTTATTCACACAGATTGTATAATGAAATGAATACTTTCATTTACATTAACGGTAGACCTGACCACCAAAAAAATCACCACGATGACTGTATTATGGGAATTTCTATGGCAATCTATGTTGCGGAAAAATCTTTTCAATCTTTAACTAAAGTTGTTAATCATACTAAAGCAATGTTAAACTCATGGGCAACAACTGTTACGGAAAATAAAAACTCTTCTGAATTCTTTAATCCTATGGTACCTCAAATGGGTAGAGAAAGTCGACAATTTAATTCTGGACCTTCTAAAAGGGATTATCAAGAATATGGGTGGTTATTTGGTGGTAAATAACTATTTATATTATTAAAGAAACGAGTTAAAATTATACCATGAGCGAACAAAATCTGACCGTTTGGCAACGTTTGTCCAAAACGTTTGGTCCAAATTCTTTACTGAATCAAGATTATCCTACTTTCAAATTTGATAAGAAGGAGTTGTTACGTACAACAAGTCGAGACGAATACGAGAAAGAAAAACTACAAGCACAACAAACTTTTTATTTATCAGGTCAATGGGCAAAAGTTGAGAATAACATGTATTCTCAAGCAATGTATTATGAGCCAACAAGACTTTCAGCTCAGTATGATTATGAATCAATGGAGTATACTCCTGAAATTTCTGCTGCTTTGGACATATACGCTGAAGAATCTACAACAACAAATGAAGATGGTTTTATTTTACAAATTTATTCAGAGTCAAAACGTATTAAATCTGTATTGGCGGATTTATTCAATAATTCGTTGGACATCAACACTAACTTACCAATGTGGACAAGAAACACTTGTAAGTACGGTGATAACTTTATTTATTTAAAACTTGACCCTGAAAAAGGAATTGTTGGGTGTCAACAATTACCAACAATTGAAATTGAAAGACATGAGGCGGGAGCAAGTGCTAAAATCACGGTTAATGTTGAAAAACCTGAAAAGCCAAAAGCATTAGAATTTACTTGGAAGAATAAGAATATGACATTTCAGTCATGGGAAATTGCTCACTTTAGATTATTAGGTGATGATAGAAAACTTCCTTATGGTACTTCTATGTTAGAAAAGGCGAGAAGGATTTGGAAACAATTACTTTTGTGTGAGGATGCGATGTTAATTTATCGTACATCAAGAGCTCCAGAAAGAAAAATGTTCAAAGTGTTCGTTGGAAACATGAATGACGATGATGTTGAGGCATATGTACAACGTGTTGCCAATAAATTCAAGAGAGAACAAATTGTTGATAGTAAGACAGGTAATGTAGATATGAGATTCAACCAAATGGCGGTTGACCAAGATTATTTTATTCCTGTAAGAGACCCTGCAGCTCCTGACCCAATTACAACTTTACCGGGTGCAACAAACTTATCTGAGATTGCCGATATTGAATATATTCAAAAGAAATTATTAACGGCTCTTCGTGTACCTAAGGCTTTCTTAGGATTTGAAGAAGTGGTTGGTGATGGTAAAAATTTATCATTACAAGATATTAGATTTGCTCGCACGATTAATAGAATCCAAAAGAGCATGATTCAAGAACTTAATAAGATTGCTATTGTGCATTTATTCTTATTAGGATTTGAAGACGAACTTTCTAACTTTACATTAGGTTTAACAAACCCATCTACACAAGCTGATTTGTTGAAGATTGATGTATGGAAAGAAAAAGTTCTTCTTTATAAAGATTTAGTTGCCGACCCAGGAAATGGTATTCAAGCAACTTCATCTACATGGGCGAAAAAACATATTTTTGGATGGTCTGATGAAGAAATTAGATTGGATTTACAACAACAAAGAATTGAAAGAGCGGTTGGTGAAGAACTTAAAGCGACTCCGACAGTTATTACAAAAACAGGAATATTTGATAACATAGACAAACTATATGGTTCTACCACAGGAGGAACTGCCACTGCGTCAACGGCTACTCCACCACCAGCACCAGGAGGTGATTTGGGAGGTGGTGACTTAGGAGGTGGTGACTTAGGAGCACCTCCACCAGCACCGGCAGGAGAAGAAACGGTACCGCCACCGGCAGAGGGGGGAGAAGTGACACCAGAATCAAGAATGGATAATCTTAACATTTTAGTTGAAAACAACTTAATTGAGGGTAAATTATTTCTTGATTTAGGTCAAGGACAAGATTCTTTAGGAGAAATTTCAAAAGAACTTGATAAGTTGTTAGATTCATAATATTTATATGAAAACCATTAAAAATGACTTTCGGGCAAATAAAATCCATAATTGAAAATAGTTTAATTGAATCCTATAAGAACGAGGGGGAATTCAAGAAATCTTTAAGAGAATTCAAACACAACGTATTGAGTAATAAATCTATGTCAAAAATTTACTCATTGTACGACCAATTAAGTACTCCACAAGGATTGTCTGAGTCAGATGCTAAAGAATATTTAGAAGAAGGAGTAAATCTTATTCAAAAATTATTAGGAAGTATTAAGTTACCTAAAACACTTTCTGAATCAACGAATGAATATTCTGACATCGATACTTTAGTTTATTTAAATAAAATTAATTTATCTGAAAGAGTTTCTGCAAAGAAAAATATTATTAATATTTTAACTTCTGAAAAGAGAACTGTAAAAGAATCAATTAATATTCCAATTAAATCTATGGTTAATATTGCCAATCAAACTTTAAGAAACTATATTGAAAATTTAAGTGAGAATGATAAAAAAGAATTCTTCCAAATTATTTCCGAAGATACAAAAACTTTAGAAACAAAATTTGAAACACTTAGAGAAAGTACAATTAACAAATTAAATGTTATTTTAGAAAATGAAAAAGAATTTGAGGTGAAAACAAAAATTTCAGAAACAATTGATAGAATTAAAAATGAAAAGTTTGACCAACTTAACTTCTTAAAATTGAAAAACTTAGAAAACTCAATTTAATTTCTTTCTTTGAATATATTTCGCTTTTAAAATTTCGGTTCTTTTTAAGACCGATTTTTTTTTGTATTCTTTTCTCTCAAACAAAATTTGATTCTGCTTTGTCTTAATAACTTTAGACTTTAATGTCTTGAGAGATTTTTCTATGTTCTCTCCATTTTTAATTTCAACTATTAACATACTATAAAATATCTGCTTTTTTTCAAAAATTTTGACTATCGGATTTATATTCCTTATTTTTATAATAAATAAACCGAATAATATGAAAATTAATGAAAAAAGGGAAAAGTGTAAAGTTGAATCTTTATAATCCTATTAAATCAACCTACGGGACTGTAGATTCTAAAAACTTGAAATCTGTCTACATAAACATACAATCATGGGTGACCCCGAAATTTGAACATGACAATTGGAATAGGGTTGTTTGTAATTTAAGTAGAGAAATAAAACACTCAGTTTACAACTCAATAACAACTGAAATTTTCCAAGAAAAAAGCATCGTTGATTTAGATTTACGGACAAGTGGAATATCCCACGGAAAAAAGTCATTCTTTAACTTGGAGGTTAATCTCTATACAAATATAGAATTAGATTTTAAATCTCACGAAATTAAAGAATCCATTAAAAAAATTGTAAAAAACATCTTCAAAAATAACATTAATGAAAACAAATATTTTGATTTTTCAACATCAAAAAAAGAAACTAATCAATAAACTATCTATTATTGGATATTTATTTTAAAAACCTTGATGAAAAATCTTAGAATATTAGAAGCAAGTGAGCTTGGACATGGTATCTTGGTCGAAATGGATGCAGGATATGTTTCACCTAAAGACGAACATAATGCAAATATCTTAAAAGAAGCATCGAATTTGGATTATAAAAACCCATTTGAATTTTACGCTGTTTTACAAAAATATGATACGCCAAATAGAAACGGTAGATTCTATCCTAAAAGAATTTTAGAAAGAGAGGCCGAGAATTATAAAAAGACTATTGCAAAAGGTTTATCGACTTCAGAGTTAAATCACCCTGAATCTTCACTTATTGATTTAGATAGAGTGTCTCATATTATAACTGACATTTGGTGGGATAAGAATATCCTAATGGGAAAACTTAAATTATTAACATCTCCAGGTTTTCACGAAAGAGGGATTGTTTCAACAAAAGGAGACATTGCTGCAAACTTAATGAGACAAGGTGTTACTATGGGTGTTTCATCAAGAGGAGTTGGTTCTCTTAAAAAAGTTGGAGAAAGAAACGAAGTACAAGATGACTTTGAATTAATTTGTTTTGATTTAGTTTCTTCACCCTCAACACCAGGAGCTTATTTATTTTCAAATCCTGAAGATAGAAACAATTATGAAGAAAATTTAGATGAGGAAAGAAATCGTAAAGAATCAAATCAGTTTGCTGAGAAATCAGTTGACTTAATGAAAAAATTAAACGATTTTTTAGGAAAATAATTAAACATGGACGAAAAGTATTTTGTAGCAAAAATTCAGTACGATTTACCTGATGAAAATTCAGGAAAGATTAAAAAAATCAGAGAAGAAAAACTTGTTAAAGGTTTTTCGGTAACAGATGTTGAGGCGAAAGTTACAACAAAGTACGAAGGATTCACACACGATTGGAGAATAACTTCGGTATCTGAAAGTAAAATCGATGAAGTAATTGAAAAGTAATTTAATAAAAGTGGTCATTTGACCACTTTTTTTATTTGGTAGATATTTATCAAATAAAAAATATGAACTTTCAAGTCACATTCTCCGCAGGTACAGGTCCTGTTAATTCAAGTTTAAAAATAATTAACGCTTCATCATGGTCGACTTGTTTGGCCTATTGTGAAGGGACAGGTGTAGATATTAGTCAGATATGGTATTTGGGTAACACAGAAGTTGTTGTTAATGATGAAACAACAACAAATTGTTTTCAAGTAACATTAAAATCTAATACAACACAATTACAAAATAGTTACATGGTTTTTGATACAAGTTATAATACATTACAAACTTGGATAGGTGCTCAAACAAATAAAGTTGTTGCTAGTATTACTTTACAACAAAAAACTTACGTGGTAGTTTAATAAAAACTACTTTTTTTAGTTTTGACACTATTTATTAGTTAAATTAAATAATTTTTTAATGCAAGAAAATAAATCATTAGTACAAGAGGCGCTTATTCAAATGAGAAATGTTGAAGAGGCTATCGCCGAAAATGCAAAAGGAATACTTCATTCTACAATGAAAGAAGAAATCAATCAATTAGTAAAAGAATCTCTTTCTGAACAAGACGAGGTTGATTTAGATGCAGACATTGAAGACGACGTAGACACAGATGATGTGGATATGGACGTTGATATGGATGTTGATAACGACACAGAAGACATGGATATGGATGTTGATACAGAATTTGACATGGACTCTGAGGACGAAAGTCCTATAGATTTGACTGACGCATCTGACGAAGAAATTCTTAAAGTGTTCAAGGCTATGGGTGAAGAAGACGGAATCATCGTTAAAAAAGATGGTGAAGACATTCACTTAACAGACAACGACGCTGATACAGAATACTTGGTAAAGCTTGGTGAGTCTGAAGAAGATGAAATAAATATGAACGAAACAGACGAAATTATGAACCAAACAGAAACAGACGAGTCAGTACAAGACGTAATTGACGCAATTTTCTCTAAAAACGGAGACACATCAGAAGTAGATATCGAAGATATTGAATCAGATGATGAAATGATGGAATCAGATGATGATGAAGTTGTTTACGAAATTCATTTAGATGATGAAGATGAAATGATGGAATCAGATGATGAAGAGTTAGACGAATCAGATGATGAAGAGTTAGACGAATCAGATGACGATGATGAAATGATGGAATCGTATCAAGATGAAGATGAAATGATGGAATCAGATGATGATGACGAAGAAGAGGAACTTGACGAAGATGAAGAATCTATTGACGAATCTTATAACCACAGAAGAGCGGTTAGAGAAGGTAAATCAACAGTTAAACCTAAAGGTGTTGGAATTGGCTCAGGACCTAAATTCACTTACAAAAATAAAGCTGCAGGTGGATTTAAAGAGGACAAAAAAGAAGGTCCTAAATCAGTAGGTACTGGTAAAGCAAAATTCGAATACAAGAAAGGTGCTAACATGGAAGGAAAATCTAAAGTTGTTAAAGCTGAAACTAAAGAAGGTTATGGCTCCAAAAAACATGAATTCAAACGTAAAAAGGTTGATGGCGTAGAAAAGAAAGCTGGCACGAAAGATGGCCACTATAAAGACTACGAAAAAACAGAGACTAAAGAAGCGGCAAGAACTTATGGATTTGGTTCAAAAGAAGGTAGAGGTTTAAGAAAAGGAATAACTAACAACAGAAATTACGTTTATAGTAATAATGGTGTTAAAGTAGAATCTACACAAGCAGAAGTTAGTATGTTGAGAGAAAAGAACGAAGAGTATAGAAAAGCATTAAATATTTTCAGAGAAAAATTAAATGAAGTTGCTATATTCAATTCAAATTTAGCTTATGCTACAAGATTGTTCACAGAACATTCAACAACTAAAAAAG